TTCGTCTGGTTGACGATTAGATGGGTAAAGCAATTCATCGATTGCGGTAATAAGATCAAATAATTTCTCACCGCTATTGCTCGGATCAGTGTGAAAATTAACGGCATTCTCATCAATCAATTTCTCGAAAATATCCCTAGCATCTAAAATCTGCCTACGGATACTTTGATTGGTTTTTAAATCATAGCCAAAAAACTCTGGGCGATGAATGTATCGATGATAATGATATCTTTGTTTCTCGGATATTACTTTTATTGCTTCCATTTTACTTCTCCAAAAGTAGTTAAGGGAAAATTCCCATCAAACACTAGAAACCTAGCATTTGAGGCGAATCTTCTAAAAAACGAGGCTCTGTATGCTCGTTTAAGAAGAGATCGAGGAGTCACTAATACCTGAGTAACCCCCAAATCATCACTACTTTATGCAATCCTCCATACTCTAATACCATCATCAACTTCTCTTGTTGTTAAAGAAAGCTTATCTTTTCTCTTCTTTTTAATGAGGCTTACTCTAGAAAATATCGTATCTCTAAAACTTTTTGCACTCATATTATCTGGTATCGGAATGAAAAAAGAATCATTAATCTCAAGCGTTCTAATGGCATCAGATAAACCTTTATATTTTCTTGAGGGTGCTTGTTTCTTTTTTGGTGGTATGGGTATATCTTTATCTATCTTTATAGTCAGGACAAAACCATCAGAGACATGCTCCTGTTGGTTTACCAGTATTTCTTTCAATTCTGATGCCATCCTTGGGTTGGCTTCTGCCCAATCGTAAACCATGTCTAGCACCTCACCATCAGATTTTAAATCTTCGCCTAGATTATTAATATCCATCTTTTTTCTCCAAAAGTTATCAAAAGAAATATGATAGCAGATTGCCATCACATTTGGTAATCAGAATGACTACCTGTATGTACCAGATGATGATACATACAGCTAAACACTCACACATCAAAAAGAATATAGACTGGTTAAATATTTTCCCCCCACCGATTTTCTGGTGAGAGGAAATACTCTGATCTTCTAAGGATAAATAGCGTGAGGATGACCATCCTCGAAAGCTTCCATTGCTAAATCTCTGGATGATGGAGTTAGTGAATCGGCATATGCCATTGTTTCGATGCTCCACCATTGCTGACCTTCAGCACCATCATAAAATCGCTGTTCCCATTGATTAACTGAAACGATATTCGCATCAAGAATATCAACATCGTCATCCCATCTCGTATGGTCACAATCCATGCCTCCAGAAACAATTGCAACCTTGCCATTCTCTTCGTGTTTATCGATGTATTTTTTGTAAGCAACTTTTTCATAAAGCTTATCAGTGCCTCTTATTTTACGTTTAACTCTCAAATAAAATACAACGTCATCACTCGATAGATGCTCACATAGATGCTCACACATATCCAACGTAATATGTCTTTTGAAAACATCCCAATGTTTTAAAACATGATCTTTGCCATGCTTTTTAAATAGTATCGGCACTATTTTTCCTACTTCTTTCTTGATAGATTTTAATCTATTCATACTTTTCTCCAGTTAATTATTATCTCAATACCCACCCTTGCGGATGGGCATTAGGTTAATAACCTTATGATGCTTGATAAGACTAACAGTGTGGGTCTCTTCCTGAGCCGTTCCATCCACCGTAGTGATCATATAAAGAATGTCCATGTTCATCCTTTGCGAGATTGTCAGGCTTTACTTTCTCAAGCCATGATTCAATTTCGCTGATGACGAGATCAATATCCCGATACTTCATAATTTCCTCACCATCGTCATTGTAGATAGTATATGTGCATTCAAAACGCTCAGTTGATTCTCTGGTTATTGGGTGACGATAATCATCCAAGTAAACTTGGATATCCACATAATCATCATTATGGTCAATTAGAACCACGTCCAATATCTTTTCACTACCAGTAACTAAGTTTGTAATTTTTTTGGTCAATTTTTCATTGTTACCATGATAATCATTTTCATTTAAGATACTTTTTATTTTCACAACTTTTCTCCAGTTAATTTAAATATCAATAACCGACCCTCAACCATATCAATATGGCTTGGTTTTGTTTTACGAGGTTTATTTGTTGTCGGTTTTCATAGCAATTTCAGCTAATCGTCAGTTGATTTAATGACCCTCTAGGATCATATCTTGGCAAAGTTTTTGAGCATCAACATATAGTTGATCTACCTCTTCTTGCCGACCTGATGCCATCATCAAACCCATAAATTGAAGTTTGAATAATAATACTTCTGCTTTCGTTTTCTCCATTTCTTACACTCCCATTATTAAACATAATGAAGAGCATCCAGATACGCTAAATGCTCTTGATATGTTCAACCAAGTTGGTCTAAATCCACCGTTGCTTAATTGCATAACCATCACCGTATAATTCAGATGCTAAGTTATATATAAGATGAAATCCCATATCCATTCCACCACCCTGAACATATATTGATGCTGTATTATCTTTGTATTTCATGTCTAAAAGTTTTGCTATCTGATAAGACCAATTCAAAATCATTTCTGAACCATCTCTTGTTTTTGTGACTTTGATATGTCTACTCATTCCAGATGGTGCAACTTTTGTTACAGTTGTGTAAGCGGTAGAGCCTTTTGGAAAATACTCTTTTAACTCTTTTGTTATTTGTTTTACGTTATAGTCGTACATACAATTTCTCCATTTTGTTTCTACACCCACAAGGATGCTCTTCACACACGTTAATTCGTGGACAATTGGAGTATTGCCGTGAGTCTCCATTAAGCTCTGATCAAAACATCTGATACTGGCACGATCACCTAAAAGGCTAACGCGTCATCTCACCATGAGACTTATTTTTCCGAATGCGCCCAAGAACATTCGTGTTGTGAACTCGTAGATTTAGAGAACACTCAACCCCTTCCATGACTTCGATATATTCACTCGGAATCTACCTTCGTGTATTTCATTCAAACATCAAATAAAATACTGGTATCTAAATACTATCAAAGATCATCATAAAAGACATCTTTTATCGCACGATATTATTTAGATCATTCTTGCTAGATAATTAAAGAATGAATAAAGATAAAAAGCCCGACCTTAAACTGGTCAAAAAAGAGACACCTTTAACGATCAAGCAAAAGACTTTTGTGGATAACATTGTGAGGGGAAAGATAGGTACTTATAAAGAGTCTTATACTAATGCTTATGATGTAACCATGAACAAGGACGGCTCTACTCCAAAATGGGTGGAAGTCGAAGCGAGCAAATTATTGGCGAACCCTAAGATTGCACAAAGTCTAATGAGAGCATATGAGGCTAGAGAAAGGACATTTACAGCCTCTAGCCTACGAACAAGGAACTACGTACTCGAAGAGCTATACAAGCAGTCTAAATCAACTGAGGTTACTGCTACCTCATCCACACAAATACGAGCGTTAGAATTGCTTGGTCGCTCTTGCAAAATGTTTGTCGATGTGCAGGAGGAAATAAAAAGCAGAGACACAATTGAGATCGAGAGAGATATCGAGACAAAACTAGACCAGCTATTAAGTGAAGCAGATTCATAGGTGATCACATTGCGAGCAGCTAAAGAATGCACCCACGCCCACATGTTAATAATTCGCGAAGTTTGCTGATACCCCCACCCCCTTGCACACAGGTAGGATTCTTTTTCTCCATATATACATAGTGTTTTGCTCGGGATATGAGTTGATTTTATAGACCCCCCCTATTATATTGCAAAATGATAGCTTTTTTCTGTGTAAAAATAATTTTTTTTGTATAAAAACCTATAATTCCTACCCCCATATATAATATATATAAAATTTTTGGTTGATTTTTCTGTGAAGTCGTGCAAAATGATATAATCCAGAGATAGATATACTCTTTATCTACTTACTAGTAGGTAAATACTTACTAAGTATGTACTTGGTATTAACTTACTAAGTTTTTTTTAAAGGAAGTACATACTTAGTAGGTATATATATATGAATGTAAATTTATTAAAGAAAATACAAAGTTTACCTAGTCATCAAAAGCAAGAGTTTATAGATTTAATTAAAGAATATGAAAATTCTCAGCTTAGAGAAAAATGTTCTGATAATTTTATGACCTTTGTTGGTGAGATGTGGTCTGCATTTATTCATGGTAGTCATCATGAAGTAATGGCTAATGCATTTGAGAGAGTCGCTAGTGGTGAATTAAAGCGTTTAATCATCAATATGCCACCACGACATACAAAATCAGAGTTTGCTTCTTATTTGTTACCTGCTTGGTTTCTAGGTAAGTTTCCTGATAAGAAAATTATTCAGACTGCTCACACCGCAGAACTAGCAGTTGGTTTTGGTAGGAAGGTTAGGAACTTAGTTAATAGTAAAGATTATAAAGATATATTTACTGACGTAAGCTTACAATCAGATAGTAAAGCAGCAGGAAGGTGGAACACTAACAAGGGTGGTGAGTATTTTGCTATCGGTGTTGGTGGTGCAGTAACTGGTAAGGGTGCTGATTTGTTAGTGATTGATGATCCTCATTCAGAGCAAGAGGGTGCAAGCTCAGATATTAATGTATTTAATCGTACCTACGAATGGTACACCTCTGGTCCTCGTCAGCGTTTACAACCTAATGGTTCAATCGTTGTTGTTATGACTCGATGGCACAATAAAGACTTAACAGGTCAAGTTGTAGATGCTAGCATAAAACGTGGTGGTGCAGATGAGTGGGAAGTAATAGAACTACCTGCTATTCTACCTTCAGGTAAGCCTTTATGGTCTGAGTTTTGGAGTTTAGATGAACTATCTTCTCTTAAATCAGAACTTCCTAATGCTAAATGGATGGCACAATATCAACAAGACCCTACTTCTGAAGAAGGTGCATTAGTTAAAAGAGAGTGGTGGCAAACATGGGAGGGTAGAAATCCTCCTGATTGTGAGTTTATTATCCAATCTTGGGATACAGCCTTTATGAAAAATCAAAGGGCTGATTACTCTGCTTGCACTACTTGGGGAGTTTTCTATAAAGAAGATAAAGATGAAGGAAAGTTTGCACCTAATCTTATTTTACTAGATGCATATAAAGAAAGATTAGAATTTCCAGAACTTAAAGTAAGAGCGATGGAAAAATACCAAGAATATAAACCTGATG